GTGCTTGCCATGCATTCCATCCAAGTTGATGAGATTCAATCCATTGTTTCTGCATAGAATAAGTTCCTTCTACAACTCTACGAATTGTTTCCCACCATCTTTCATTTTTACCATTTTCTTTAACGCGAGAATATGTTCTCATATAAACTAATTCACCTAATCCATTAAAACCGAATGGTGGTTTTTTTCTTTTATACTTGTCTATAAAATTATCTGTTAATTTAAAAGATTCAAAACTACCATTTATCCCATTACCATTTACTACCATCAAAAAAACTCCTTGCTATAAAATTTTCTAAAACAAAACAATCTCTCACCTCTATTAAATATAATATATACAGAATAACCAAATAGAATATATACAAGTATATTATTCAAATCCCTCAACTGGGTCAAGTGGTTTATTTAAATCCTTATATTTATTTGACAGTTGTTTTCTAAGATATTCTTCTGAATTATCCATCTTATTTTGTTGTTCTTTACCCTTCATAGTTGTAGATTCAAATATTTCAATCTTACCAATATTAGTATTCATATTCATAGGATAAGTAAATCCATCCACCCCAAATCTATTTTTAATAGTATGACATCTAGCAGTATGTGATATTTTATCTTCTACCTTCCTACTAACAGACATAACAAAATCTGCAATCATTACTTTACTATATGCCTCTGCTACCTTATCCGCTTCAATAATTTCCATTTCTAACGCGGAACGATTTGCTTGTGATGCTGTCCATATAGGAACTTCAAATTCTCCTGCTAATCCCCTTAAATCTTCATAAATATTTTCTAACACATACCTTTTTTCTGTACCTATACCACTTAAAATATCTGCATAATCAACAATAACTAAATCTATATCTATCCCACTTAACTCAATTTGTTTCAAATGTGCACTTAAAGTTTGTACAGTAGCGGATTTGGTTGGAAAATATTTTATTAATAATTTTCCTTTAATTGATTCTACTATTTTCCTTATTTCATCTTTATAATATTTTATATTAGCAGTTGGTGTTCCACTAAATATTGAATCATATCTTAATCCAACATACTCTTGATTTAATTCTAATGTATAATGTATTACAGATAATCCACTTTTACATATATTAGAAGCTATAGATTGTAACATCCAAGTTTTACCAATACCAGCAGGAGCAACAATTACACCCAATTCTCCTTTACCCAATCCACCATCCATAACTTCATTAATTACATCCCAAGGTGTTAAAATAGTACTTCTAGCACTCTTTGTTAATCTTTCTTCTATACCTACATTATAATCATGTCCCAAATCTCTTTCAGACCCCGCCTTCAACGCCTCATCAATTATTTGTTTGATTCCACCATAATCTTTATTTTCCAATAAATCTATTGAACTAACAATAGCATCTTTTAATTTTTGATTTTTACAAAAATCCAATGCTTTTGATTTAATAAAATCTAAATCTGTAGAATCTAAATTTCTCCACACCTCTCTTAAATTTGAAATAACAGTTTCTTTTAAAACATCATTATCTAATTCTTTTATTTTAACTTTAAGAACTTCTAATGTTGGAACTCTTTTCCATTCCATATAATGTGCAATAATAGTTCCACATAAAAATTTATTTGCATCTGCTTCAAAATAACCTGATTTTAAAATATCATGAATAGTTTGAATAAAAATATTATCTTTTAATAAAGATGATAGAATCTTTATTTGAAATTGTGGCCCAAATTCTACAAAGGTTTCCTTATCCCTCACCATATAACCTTTTCCTCTTTTCCAAGTCTATCATTTCTTTCTTTTTTTTCTGATATCTATCTTTAGCTTTTTTACAAATCTTTTCTTTATTTCTTTGATAATGCTCCATCTGCCATTTTTTTTGAGCATCCCGTTTTTCTGTTTCTGTAAAATATTTTCTTTTTCTACCCATGTGTCTTTTCTGCCATTTGGTTCAATCTATTAAATGTTGTTGCTAACCAACTATTTAAATTTGGCAATGCAGTATATAACTTATCTTCTAAAAACATTTTTTGAAATTTAAATTTTACCAATGTAGGAATTGATTCATTAACTCTATTTTGGATTTTTAATTTTGCACTTGATGATATATCAACTTCATGAAGTTGCATCAAATAATAATTTCTTAATAAAACATCTTTATCTAAATCCAATTCATTATCATCTAAAAATTGAATAAAGGTCTCATAATTAATTATCTTATTTTCTGATAAAATATGAATCTTTTTTAGAATTGTTTTCATACCATATCCCTTTATACCAGAAATGTTATCTGATTTATCTCCATCAATAATTCTAGCAAGAGTAAGATTTCTAGCATTAACCCCAAAATCTTCATAAACTTTATCTGGAGTATAAATCTTCTTCTTAGTTGGACTCCAAACGGACACCCTTTCACTAACTAACTGAATAAAATCTTTATCAGTAGACATGATTACAACCTTATTTTTTGGGAGTACTTGCTCTGTAATATAAGCTATTGTATCATCTGCTTCTATATTATCAATAGACAGTAAGGTTAATGGTAAATTTTCTAAATATTCTACACCCCTTTTTAATTGCAAAAGCATAGATTGATGTTCATCTTCTACAGAAGAATATTCATTAACTCTATTTAATCTAATTTTAGTTTTGCGTCTATTCTTATACTCAGAATAAACCTTGCGACGACGGGTAGACCCACCCTTTCCATCAAATACTATGATGCAACGAGTGGGCCTTAGCATTTTTATTGCGTAACCGACTGATTTCAAAAAACCAACTATTCCCCCAATGTGAATACCATCATCATTGAGAGTTGGTATAACGCTAAACACTCTAATAAAAGTATTTAGGCCATCTATTACCAGTACTTTATCGTTAGGTTCACCACCATCAATCTTCCCGCCATGTTTTTTTATCTGATCAAGTATAGAAAGATATCTACCATTACTCATCAGATTCTTCAGCTACAGTTATATCATCTATACCAAAGTTTTTATCGTATTTAAGAATTACTTTATCACAAATTAAATTATAACAATACTCTTTGAATTTAGTATCTTGTAGTTGTTCTGACCAATCTTTAGATTGGAATTTTAATTCCTCTCCATTTTGATTTATCATAGTATACCAAGCACCACCTTGTTTTAACAATTTATGATCTTTTAAAACCTGTAGCCAACTACCATCATCATCAATACCACTTTCAAAGTATAAATTAAAATCGGCATGCCTCATGGGAGGACCAAGTCTATTTTTAATGACTTGTGCTCTCATTTTCATGCCGATTGTATTAGTCTTTTTATCTTTGATTTGTCCAAGATTCTTTAATCTGATACGAGTTGAAGCGTGGAATGGTAATGCTTTTCCACCACTTGTAGTCCAAGGGTCTCCAAACATAACACCAAGTTTTTGTCGAAGTTGGTTGGTAAAAACTAAAGCTACCTTTTGTCTACCAATCATTTGAGTAATCTTTCTCATAGCTTTTGATATGATAATAGCTTTACTTGTAGCCCAACCATCTTTTTCAAAATCAGCTTCTAACTCAACTTTAGTTGTTGCAGCTGCAAGAGAATCAACTAATATAGTTACTAACCTATCTTTATCTGATTCTCGAATCTTTACAACAATTTTTTCAATGGCTTCGAAAATATCTTCTATCGTTTCTAAATGTATATACAACATATTACCTACATCTATTCCAATAGCTTCAAGAAATTCTCTACTCACAGAAGTCTCAGTATCCATATAAACTGCTACTCCTTCTTTTCTTTGTGTTTCCGCAAGAATGTGAGCACCAATTAAAGATTTACCACTCGATTCTAAACCGTTAATTTCAGTAATACGACCTACCGCAATACCACCATTAGGTTTATTCGAAATTGCTAAATTTAATAGAGTTGATCCTGTTGAAACAAAATCCTTTATATCTGTAGGAGTTGTATCAGAACCGTCTAAAAAGTAAGCAACTTTTGTATCTTTGAATTGTTTATTAAGATTATCAGCTAATGCACTTGCTAATTCATCTTTTACAGACATATTCTAACCCTTACTTATTAAAGAGTTCATCAAATGCTTCTGATGCATTATCTGCAGTAGCGACTGTCTCCTGTAATGTTGAAGATGTAGTAGATTTTTCTTTTTTAGTTTCACTCTTTTCATCATCATCTGAAGGATTTAACCATTCCTGTAATACACTAGCCAACTCATCATAAGATTGTTCTTGATAAATATCAGAAAGATTTTTCTGTTCTTCAGTTATTGATTGAAGAATTTTTTTATCTTCTGTAACAACTGTTTGGTTTGGTTTTACACGAATAGTAGTTTTTGGAAATGAAGCGCCAACTTCTTCAGCCGTTTTAAATTCCACTACAATATCTCTGCCATTTACTGGATCTGTAATATCACCATAATCTGGATCTGCGATAATGGAAAGTAGTTCTTGATAAACTGTCTTACCAAAACCCCAGAATTTAACACCTTCGTTTTCTTCACCACGAACTACAACTGGTGCGAAAGTTCTCATTTTTGCTTCTAACTTTCTACCCAATTTCCAATCATCTCTATTACCAGATGATTTTAGTTTATCAGCAAATTCTTCAATCGGGTCTGGACGACCAAATGATACAGGTGAAAGATAAGACTTTTTTCCTAAATCATAATGAAAGAAAAGCTCAATAAAGGGAGTTTCCTTATTAAATTTATAAGGTACTATTCTAACTTGAGTTTTGCCAGGTTGTGGTTTCCAAAGATTTGTTGTACGTTGATTTGTAGTTTGTAACTGATTAAGTCGTTTTTTAATTGCGTTAATATCCATTTATTAATCTCCTATTATTATTTTACTATTTAAGTTTCAATTTTCATTTTGTAATGATGTAACCATCATACAATAATATATATCAAGTAATTTTCAAAACCATCAATGTTTTTTAAACAAAAAGTGGCTCGTTATTTTCAAGTTTGGTAATATGGTGGAAACTGAAAATTTGAGCCACTTTTTAAAATTTTTTCCCACCTCCGTCCCTCTTTAGATACCATCCGATACACTAAATTTTTTAGGTGTAATTTAAAACACCAGTCTTTTTAATGGAGACCAACCTCTGTTTTATCTAGTGTATTTATAACTATGTCATCGTTATCCTCCGAGTTTTGAAATTTTGGGGGTGTGAAAATGCCATTTCACATTGATTCACTCTGATTTATTACTTCATATCTCGTTTCCGAAAGTTACTTCGATTCTCCTCAATGCTATTAACATCGTTTGAGCGGATACAACTCCTAACCAATTGCCTTAACCCTCAAAGAAAGGTTTATTCAGCCAGTTTACAGGGAGATTTCCTTTCGGGTACTCCCAATGAAGCGAAAAAGTAGGCTTCTTTTTCAAGTAGTTGTTGAACCAAACTCCCGCACGAAATGTCTTTCAGTATTACCAACATTTAGGTGAATACTCCTCTACCACAAGAGGGATTAGGATACTTTACAAGCCCTTAACGTAACCTGTTATTCGGTCAACCCCACACCAACATGCCTGCTGATGCGTTCCTATTTCAAATGTCAAAAAACTTTATCAGCCCATCATTATAGGCTGATAATATATATATAAACTAAATTTCCCAAAACGCATTTTATTTTTAGGAAATTTTAGAGCGGTGTTAGAGAATCGAACTCCACCTTCTTCGTTGGAAACGAAGTGTATCGCCTTTGATACTTCCACCGCAAATATATTAGGTGGTGGTGTTGAAGTAGAGACCGAGCTACGATGTACATTCAACACCTACAATTCATATTTCAATTCAACGATCAGTGAATGAGGATTTTCTTTTAATCGGAAAGGAAGTTACCAAAGAGAACGACGGTTAGCCACTACTCTTTCTTCCTTACATCTTCCCTTGGCCCTTAGTCAACTAGCCTACTTATTTAACGACTTAACGGGTTTAGAACTCTCTTAATAGAATTGTTACCTAATTTTCAAATATCTTTTGCCAGGGTTTCAAATCGGTAGAAACCCCAAAACCACCACTTCGATTTCAGAGACTCGAAGCCCGTCTCATTATTAAGTGGGTTGGTATTCTTACGTTTCACTTAGCCCCGAGGGACCCACCTATTTGGGATTAGAAGAGGACTCGAACCTCTTAGTCATACAATGGTTAGTATAACACCCGTAGTCTATTACAATAGCCGTCGCCTGTAAGTCATCAACCGTCTAACCCTTCGAAATATAATAGGGAGTCCAGTAGTCTTTCGACTGTCAGTAGCTTTCAACTCTACTCCCTAAATCTTTATGCCGCTTTACGCCCTTTGCGACTTTTCATTCTATATCTCTATAATCCCTTTTTTTGAGAGAGAAACGGGCTTTATTTAAGTATCAGTCATATCATTCATTTCTTATACTAGATCTTACAACAAAAAACCAGTACAAGTCAAGCTTTTTTTTCACTTTTTTTAATTTTTTTAATTTATTATTCCCAACCTTCAAGTTGATCTTACAACAAAAAACCAGTACAAGTCAAGCTTTTTTTTAATTATTTTGCGCTTTTCCAGGTTGACAACTGTCAACCAGGGTTTTTGCTTTATATTAATTTCTACGCGTAACTCTTGCTCCTGAGTTAGAACTTGTAGAGCTACTACTGTTAGAAGGTGTATTATTACTTCTTGTATTTGTTACATTAGAACTATTAGGACTTCTTGTTCTTGTAATTCTTAAATTTGATGTATTTGATTTATCATCTCTTGTCCAAGTTCTTTGTTTCTTTTCTTTAATACCTGGAATCCAAACAGTATATGTTCCATCAAATATGTTATAGTTAACATAATCATTATAAATACCACCATAATAATATGGATTCCAATAACTATACTGATTACCATAATATCTATATTC